ACGGATTGTTGACATTGGTGAAGATTCTGACTTTACTATTGAGGTTGGTTGGGGCCAACAGGCTTCATATTTGCCTGTTAATGACTTCGGACTAACCGAGCCATTTAGTGAGTCAGCCCTCACAGTGCCAGACGGAGTGGTTAACGGACTATTACAAGTATTTTGTGTGACAAGATTGACCTCACCAAGCACTGCTGGTCAAACCATCACTGTCAATGTCTTTGTGTCTGCTGGTGATGATTTTGAAGTCATGGATCCATCTGATGACAATATCCGTAATTTAACGTGGATCTTGCCGGATGTTATCCCAGAATCTAGTCAATCAACGCAGATTAATAGCATTTCGTTAGGTTTGGATGATCACAATTTTGATCCACACCATGTAGTTTTCCATGGCGATCCCGTAGCATCTTGGCGCCAATGTCTTAAAAGATATTGTTACCATAGTATGTATTCTGAAGGTTCTGGTTCACCACCAGAGGCTAGGAAATTAGTGATCTTATCACATGCGGCATTTCCAAATTATCGTGGAGATGACCCGACTGGTATTTATACCACCACTAATGGTAGAGTTAATTACTCAATGATGACGCTTATGAATTGGGTCGTTCCTGCCTATTTAGGTGTGAGGGGCAGCATTAGATGGAAACATATATGGAGAAACAATAGCTTGGCGGATTTCTTGAATGTGTCTCGATCACCAGAAGTTTCTAGTTTTACTTCGGGAGAGATACCCTATGACAGAAGCAATGGAGCCATTGTGACAGCAAACAATGTTTTGAACTCGTGGAGTGGGACGGCCATTACGGCAGGTCAATACAATCCAATTATTGAGATTGAGGCTCCATTTTATTCAAACAAGAGATTCTACAATGCAAGAAATGGTAGGATCAACACCGCATATGAAGGCGACTTTATCACTTTTTCAGTGATAACAAATGGCGGTGGATCATTAGAAATGATGAATTTTGTCGCAGGAGGAGAAGACTTTTCAACTTTCTTCTTCCTCAGTATCCCAGTCTGTTGGAAGCAAACAGTCCTACAGAGTTAGGGGTAACACTAGAGTGGTACAAGGGTATCACGAATCGTGGGAGTGACCCCCACGTCACCGGTGAATAAAGGTGTGAACAGTGCTCGCTAGAGCTTGAGATATTATAGTTAATATAGGTTTTAAGGGTACTGTTACCCGGAATTTTCCTGTATTAAAGTAGTGTCACAAGTTATGACGGTGGGCGTTAG